CTGGTCGTTGTTGGTGAATACCGCCATCGCGTTCTGTTTCTCAATGACGACTAATTCCTTTGCTTCGCTCATAGCTGACTCCTGAATTTAGAATGTGGATATCCCGGCATCGGGTGACTGCCAGAAAATAGGGTGGGTGGGTTGGTATTATTCGGTTGGAGGTGAGGGCGTTGGCATCCATTCAGTTACGCGGGCCATCAAGCCCGCCATATCCTCTTCTGGCATATCACCGAGGTCATTTCCAAAAATCAGACTCACCATAAAACCATATACTTTCTCGTCGCCATTGTATTGAAATGCGTAATAAGCAGGGATTACCCCCAAATCGCAATTTACCAATACAGGAAGTGGCGTTCTCCATCGACCCGCGACAATTTCCGGCATCCGCTCGCTGCATTTAATCCATTCCATACTCACCCCACCATCCGTCCGCGATACCACGGCATACCAGCCGCCCGCTTCATTTCTTCGTTGGCCTCCATCCATTTGAGACCATCGCCCATTAACCGCGCCAGCCGCGCTTTCCGTTGCGCCAGCTTTAACTTTTCGTGATTGATTTTCATGATTACCACCATGCGTAAATAATTACCGCAGCCGCCACCCAAAATACCGAGCAGATGGCTGCACATATAACGAGAGAGCGACAACCGTTGCGGCTCATTCCGATACCTCTTTACCATCATCTATGGCAACATCAGCCAGCCGCATCTTAATAATCGGGATGAGCGCCAGATAAATTTCCCCGTGCTCGTTATCCCCGTGTCGCTCTTTAGTTGCCGCCTCAAATTCGTCAATTGTTCCGCTGAAACATCCGCGCCTAACCATTATCGAGTTGTCGCTCTGGCGAAATGCGGTGATAAATCCATCCTCTGAGCCGATGGGGCCAACGCCAATCCAGTGATTGTTTTTGGACACCCAAGCGTCGCCGCACACCCGAGCGTCGCCGCACACCTGAGCGTTGCCGTACACCCGAGCGTTGCCGTACACCTGAGCGTCGCCGTACACCCGAGCGTTGCCGGACACCTGAGCGTCGCCGCACACCTGAGCGTTGCCGGACACCTGAGCGTCGCCGCACACCTGAGCGTTGCCGCACACCTGAGCGTTGCCGTACACCCGAGCGTTGCCGTACACCCGAGCGTTGCCGGACACCCAAGCGTTGCCGTACACCCGAGCGTTGCCGGACACCCAAGCGTCGCCGTACACCCGAGCGTTGCCGGACACCCAAGCGTCGCCGCACGCCCGAGCGTTGCCGCACACCTGAGCGTCGCCGTACACCTGAGCGTCGCCGTACACCTGAGCGTTGCCGGACACCCAAGCGTTGCCATCATGAGAAATGTTTTCCTCTTTCTCTACCCACCCACCTACCTCACCAGCATCAACGTCGCCAAATGAAATCAGTGCACGAACACGGAACAATTTCATGCCGAAAAACTCTTTCGACATTTCTTCTACTAATTCGAATTTCTTCACTCTCTAACCCTCTTTGCTGACTAAATAAAAAGTCCGCCGTAGCGACCTGTTAAATTTCTTCAATAGTTATCTTACACACAACGGCGTAACGCTTAACCGTTTCTCCATCCGCATCTTCTGGTCTTTCGTAAGAATCACGCGTCATCAGATAACCAATAATGTCATCGACTCCTGACATCGTCGGCTTACTGGTGAATAACCCCTCAGAGGTTATAATTGCGATAGTTTCCTGCATATCTCACCTCAAATTAACGGTTTGCTGCTGATTTTAAGTTTCTGCCGACCTGAGCAAGTTACCCCGCGCTCGCCAGGCTGTTTGTACCAGATACGCTTATTTCGACGCTCGATAGCTTCTGCGCGGCTTTCGACCTGATGGCGGTAATCTGGATGTGCTACTGCCTCCGACGCCGCTACAGCCCTCACAACGCGCTTGCTGCAACCTTCTGACAGCCGGGTGAATGCGCTGTCTATGCGTTTGATGTAGTTCTTCCGCTCTCTGTTCTCTGCCGCACGAGCATATTTGTATCGTTGACGTGAGTTCATGTTGTTTCCCTCAGTGAGTTCTTTGGTGATTGGATGGCCGGTGCTGCTATCCGGCATTCACGGCTATCGCGGTACGACGCCATCGGAGCATTCATCCAATCCCGAAGAACTCGCTTCGGCCTCCCCGCATCAGGGAGGAATCATGTTTTAAAGGAGCAGCCGGTACTCTGGCGCGGCTGGTATCTGGTGCCGCAGTCGCTGTTTCGTTGCGATGGGTGTATTAAAAACTATAGTTGTTTTGCAGTCAACAACGATAGTTGTATTGATCTGTTTTTTGGTTTTATTTGGTTGTTTTTAAATGGAATTTATTTTTGTAAATCCGCGCAGGACTGCGCATTTGATAGGCAGCAGGCAACAAAAAACCGCCCGTAGGCGGCTTTGGTCAGAACGCGAAGTGTGCAATCAGGTAGGCAGCGAGGCCCCAGAAGATGGTGAGGCCGATGGCGATTCTAATCCATACCTTCCGGCGAAAGGCGTGGTCAACTTTTTCAGACATTTGCTATTCCATTTTTTGAACCTACCTAGAAACGGTACCCGGCATTGCTGGTATAGTCAGATCGTTTTAAGCGATCAATTATCTGATATTGATCTGTTATAACTATCTTGAATTGGCTTAAGCGAGGCAATTTCATGGACGTTAAGAGCAGCTTTTTTGAAGGCTATAGGGGTACTGTTTCCAAAATCATCGGCGAAGCTGTGCTGGAGTTGATAACGGAGGGTGGGGAGATATCAAGGCGTTCCGTGGCGCATATGGTGGAGGTTCTGCACATAGAAGATGATAATGTTGCGGCGGATCTGGCTCTTGACCTACTGATGAGTAAAAAGTAAAAAAATCCCCTGCGGTTCAGGTGGCGCAGGGGATAAAGCTCACCAGGGAATGGTCATACTACCTAGCAGAAACAGTATAGCCCGGTTTCAGGAAAAGAAAACCCGGCGCGGCGGCCGGGTTAATATTCAATTTAATGGTAGTGCTATGCCGGTTATGCCAGCTTGTTGAAAAATTTGATCAGCAAAGATCTTGAAGTAAGTCTTGGTAAATGATGAAAAATACCAACTGCATTCTCTTATTGTGGCTTCATCTACTTTTTCTTCTGAGGGGTAGGAGTAAATCATCTTTATCTTAATTCTTAGTGAGAACGCCTCTTTACCATCAAATTTATCAACTCCTACCACTTTTGGTTCGGCAGAGATAACTATGGCAGATCGTCCTTCTTCACCTGAGATGTTGCCGCCGGATTCAAAATTTAACTTCCCAAATGTCACCTCCAGACTCCCTTCACCCTGCGGTTTATCAGTCATCCGGAAGTTTGTTTCAAGGGTTGATGCTTCTATGAGTTTGAGTTTATCTAAAACCATAACTTGCCTTCTTTGGTTCTGGGGCGTCGATAGTAAAGCTAAACTTTCTCTCGGCTATTGGTTCTAACACATCGATATTTTTTGACCAGCTTCTACTTGGAGCTACTTGGTGAGACACATCTACGCCATTTCTATATACGATGACAGATATCTCAGCATTGAGGGCATAAGCGATGTCAGATAGCGTATTCAGCGTCATATTTCTGCTGCCATCAAGAACCTGAGATATGTAAGATTTCGATTTTCCTAGTTTTTTTGCAAGTTCCGCCTTGCTGGTTCCTGAGTCCTGCATTGCCAGGAGGATATCCTCAGTGGTGTTGAAGCGAAGACGCTCACAGGCCATCTCCCTATCACTGATTTCGGGAAATTCAAAATCGTCATCTGCAAAAAGGTCTTTAATACTCATCACTACCTCTCTCGATTCGCTCCCAGTTATTCCTGACCTTGATCGTGTCAGACTCGCTAAGTTTATTAAAATCCTTGTAAATATAATGACTTATGAAGTATGTCATCTCATATTTCTCTGATTCCCAATAGTATGCCCGGATAGGTATTTTTTTTATGGCCCAGAAATTTTTTGTTGGCCTACCATTCAAAGAGGGTAGCTGGCCTTCTTTTCTAGCGCTTAGGTCTGGCGATCTCTTCCCTGATGCCAGGCGTTCTATTTGTAACTGCAAAGAAACAAGCATGCTCTTTTGTTTTTGTGATGGTGAAACGCGTTTTATTGCTTCTTTCAGTGACTGAAGAGCACCGTTACAGTGCACAATTCGGTAGCATTCACCTTGGTAAGTACCTTTCACGCGCAGATCCTGTTTGTTAATATATATATTAACCGCCGGTTTTCAAGCTGAAAATTCCAATTGAATGGATTCAAAAATTTTCGACAAAGCCATGCCACCCCACGCCCTACCCATGCTTCCTGCACGCCTGCGCCATGTCCGATCACCCGAACGGCTCCCGAACACGAAACCTACCAGGGCCACCATTCTCCTGACATAACGAACAGGAGGAGTTCCAGCGCGATCACAACCATGAGCAGCGCGCCTATCTTGTGGTTACATATCCAGTCAAACATCGCTACAGCTTCCCGTACTGTATGGATTCGTGGAGCAGGGCTTTGCCAATCACGTAGAGTTGGTCGTGGTTATCCTCTGTAATTGACCAGTCTTTGTATGCTGGGTTATCTGATAGCACCGAGAGGGACAGACCCTGCATTTGAAGTCGCTTCACATGGAATGTCCTGCCGAACACAAAGGCATACACGCCATCGGTCGTAAATTCCCTCACCGATACGTCAAAAAACAGCCTGTCTCCTGATTTGATGGTCGGAAACATGCTGTCTCCGTCAACGGTCATGACTTTTATGTCTTTGGCTCTTCGGCTGCCAAACAGCGCCCGCGCGTGCTCGTTCGTGAACTCAATGGCGGTTAGCACCTCCACTGAATCAGATAGCATGTAAGTTCCAGGCCCAGCGCTTACCGTCAGGTCTAGGACATCCACCCTGAACGTGTCGCCTCCGCTCGGTGCCTGAAGCTCTCTACCGGAGATGCGCATTGGCCCGCTTCCAGAGGATAGCCACTCAGGGCTAACGGATAGTGCGCCAGCAATCTCCACTACCTTCGTAGTTTGGCTGGCCTTCCCTGTTTCTAGTTTTTGAATAGCCGCCTGGCTTACGCCGATAGCATCTCCGAGCGCCTTTTGGGTCATCCCCGCATCGCTTCTTGCCTTCTTTAGTCGTTCCGAAAGTGTCGTTTTCATCCCGCGAGCCTACAACCATAGTTTTTTACCGGCAAACGAATATGGTTGTTGACTAAATACAACCATAGTTTTATTATCATCTAATGTTAACCACGGAGGTTTTATGAACCCAGTAATTAAAACCGCGATTAACATCGTTGGTTCTCAAAAGAAGCTGGGCGACGCTTGCGGAGTTTCACAGCAAGCCGTTTACAAGTGGCTGCACAACAAGGCGAAGGTTTCTCCAGAGCATGTAAACAGCATCGTAAACGCAACCGGCGGCGAGATTAAGGCCTGCCAAATTCGCTCAGATTTGCCGACTCTTTTCCCTCAGGAGCAGAGTGCCGCCTAATCCCCGTTAAGGATTTGCTCTTTAACAATATATCCGCCAGCCCGTTGCGGGATGGCACATACCAGGCGCATCACCGCATGCGCACAACTAACTATTTGCAACATCAAGGAATTTAACAAATGGAACTCGCAAACAATATCAACACGCGCCTGAACATCAGGCCGGAAGTGCTGGAGGGATTTTTCATCCGTGAAGCCATGCGGATTGGAAATGGAAAACTGGCAAAAGACATGGGTATTCACCCTACGTCATGCAGTCGTGACAAGCCGCGAATCTTTAAGCTGGCGGTGCAGATGGTATGCCTTCTCGGCCTTCCTCCGGGAAGCTGCGTGCCACCGGATAAAGGCGTTGATGAGGTAATGGAACTCACCAGAGAGGAGGTCAGAAAGCTGAAGGCTGTGGCTGACTTTCTGAAAGAAAAAACCCCGGCGGCAACCGAGGTTATTTGCGATGAAAACTGGAACAATCAACAGGAGTAATTATGGCAAATATTGCTGAAGTAATCAATTTCCCTGTGCCGGGAAAGGTACAGCAGGAGGGTCGCATGGCTGATCTGGACAATGGCTACCTGCGCCTTGCTAACCAGATTCAGGATGCCCTGTGCGTAGTGGAGCTTTCGGGGCGCGAATTTCGCGTGCTGAATGCAATTGTTCGCCTGACGTATGGCTGGTCGAAAAAAGAAGACCGGATCGCTAACAGCCTCATCGCTGACAAAACCAGGCTGGCTGTTAAGCACGCTTCAGAAGCGGTTCTCAGCCTTGCTTATCGTAACATCATCAAGGTTCGCAGGATTGGGCAAACACGCTACATCGGGATCAACACCTGTCTGGATGCATGGGCTTATACCAAACCGAAATGCCCCAAATGTCCGGTGAGTTTTCCGGTCGCTGAAGTTGAAACGCAGGTTATCAACCTCCCTGAAAACGGGGATAGCAAAATAACCGAACCAACCATCCCCAAAAACAGTGATAACCATCCCCAAAAACAGGGAGAGCCATCCCCGGAAACAGGGAACACCAAAGACATTCTTTCAAAGACAAATATAAAAACAGATCTAACCCCTATAGTCCCCGCTGGGGACGACTGTGAAAAACCAACTGTCGAAGAGACTTTTCAGGAACAGCCAAAGGTTGACCCTGTAAGACTGGTTTTCACTAACTGGCAGAAAGAACATGACCACCCGTCTGCAAAGCTGGATGACAAGCGTCGTAAGCGCATCAAGGCCAGACTGGCTGAAGGCTTCACCGTAGACGAGCTGTGCCGGGCCATAACTGGCGCAAAAGGCGATCCATGGCTCATGGGTAAGAATCCATCCAGAAAGCGCTATGACGGAATTGAGACGCTTCTGCGCGACGCTGCACAAGTCGAAAGACTTCGCGACCTGGCAGGAGATGAACACGCTATGGCGGTCGCTCAAGGCCAGTACTCGGCAACCACTGCACGCAACCTCGAAACCCTCCAGCGCTGGGCTGGCGGCACTGATTCAGGAGAGCTTTTCTGATGAACGATTCTGAAAAACCAAAGTTCGCCCAGTCTATGGCGGCGATCGGGGAGATTTACGGCAAGGATATCTCCGAAGTGATGATTGGCATCTACTGGAATGCCCTTAAGCCATACCCGGTTGAAGACGTGATGCGCTCTTTCCAAGGGCATACCCGAGACACCGACAACGGTCAGTTTTTCCCTAAGCCAGCCGATCTCCTGCGGCACATCGAAGGGAACAAAGACGGGAAGGCACTAATGGCCTGGTCGAAGGCTTACAAGGCAATTTGCAGTTACGGCCGCCGCAATAGCGTTGTGTTCGACGACCCGACCATCCACGCAGTCATCGCCGACATGGGAGGGTGGATTGAGTTTGCTGGCATGAGCGAAGAAGAGATGCCATTCCGGGCTCGCGAGTTCGAAAAACGTTACCGATCTTACCTGATTACCGGCGTCAGCAAGTGTGAAACGGTGATGATTGGCATGGACGACGCGCAAAACATCCGCTCAGGCTTCCAGCGCGAACCAACGCCATTCCTGATTGGCGAGAGAGACAAAGCCAAACTCATCCGCAACGGGCAGGCGCTTATCGAACACAGGTGGCAATGATGGAATCAAAACCAACACCTGAAATGCTGGAGCTACTCACCAACCCTCGATTTGCCGAGGTTTTGGGTATTTACCTTGATGCAGGCTGAATACAGGCGCGGGAAGCGTCCGGAATACTGTAACCCCTCACTCCCCACATAAATAACACCAAAGGAATAACCATGAACTTTTTCAAAAATGCGATTGTGTTTCGTATGTACCGTGACGCCTATCTCAACGTAACCGAATATCAGCTGGCGCAGTTTGCTTATACTTCGTGCGGATCTCAGGACATGGCTAAGATGGGCTGGGTTCCACCAATGGGAAAAATCAGCGACCAGCTAATCCACTCTGCCAACGGGCAGTTGCTGCTGACGGCCATGCGGGAAGAGAAAATCATCCCCAAGCCGGTAATCTCAGACCATGTGAATAAGCGCATAGACAAGCTGGAACATGAGCAGGGCCGCAAGCTGAAGAAAACCGAGAAAGACGCGCTGAAGGATGAGGTGCTTCACTCTCTGCTGCCTCGCGCATTCAGTAAATTCACCATCACCAGCATCTGGATTGATTCCACATCTGGCCTGATTATCGTCGATGCCAGCAGCGCTAAACGAGCAGAAGACGTGCTGGCGCTGCTACGCAAAAGCCTCGGTTCGCTTCCGGTTGTTCCGCTGACGATGGAGAGCCCAATAGAGCTAACACTGACAGAGTGGGTGCGAAGCGGCACTGCTCCATCAGGGTTTGCACTGACTGATGAAGTGGAGCTGAAGGCCATGCTTTCTGATGGTGGGATAGGCCGGTTCAGGAAGCAGGATCTGGTGTGCGATGAAATTGCCGTGCACATCGAAGCAGGCAAGCTAGTGACCCGGCTGGCTCTTGACTGTCAGCAGCGCATCCAGTTTGTGCTCACCGATGACGGCCAGCTAAAGCGAATGAAATTCTCTGATGAGCTGCTCCAGCAAAACGATGACATCGACCGTGAGGACGTTGCAGCACGCTTTGATGCGGATTTCACGCTGATGACTGGCGAGCTGGCGATGCTGATTAACAGTCTGACAGAGGGGCTCGGCGGAGAGGCTAAGCGATGACAGAACTACAGCAACAAATTCTCGCCTACGTTAAATCACACCAACCAGCCCTTATTGCAGACATTGTAAAAGACCTTGGCATCTACCGAAGCCGGTATTACCGGGAGACAGCTGAATTACGCGAAGATGGACTTTTACAGGCAATGCCAGGCGTTGGAATATTCGCAGGTGAAGAGGGCGTTAATTACTGGCTGGAAAATGGAGGTCAGGAAAAACTCAGGGAATGGGGAAGGGAAATAAACGCGGCAAGTCAGGCCGCTAAGGGGCTTATCAGGCCACAGCAGAAAGACGACTCCCAGAAGATGTTTCAGCGCTACAACCCTCGCAAAAACCCCGTCGTCAAAGAGTACATGAAAAGCGAGTTCCGGCAGCGGCTGATGATGGTTTACGGGAGGGCAGGGGTATGAACAAGAAGCAACTCGTAATCCTCGAAAGAGCGTGGGAATCCGAGATTAATTGCGCTCTGAATGACTCCGCCCCTCTGATTCAGACCAAATCTAAAATAGCGGCGAAACTTGCAGAAGACGGCTATCTAGAATGGCGGGAGATTCCGTTAGGAGGGAGTATCCCTATCGTCATTAAGGGCTATCAAATTACCCACGCAGGGATATTGGAATACTGCCTAAGCCTGCCTGACGACATTGATATTGATGAAATTGAAAAGGGGTTAAGGGTATGACTAGTCGGGAGAAGTTCGAGGCGTGGTGGGGTGGCCCGAGAGTGCAGGGGTCATTTGCAGAGAGAGCGTTCAGAAACATAGCGTGGGACGCATGGCAGGCCAGCCGTGACGAAGAGATAGAGCTGCCTCCAAGGCAGGAGCCAACATCCAGCGGTCACTACGGCGAGGGTTATTTGGTGGCGAGCAGTGCAGGCAGTGCTCTTGATTACGAGGATACAGTAGACGCCATCCGCGCCGCTGGCTTTAAGGTGAAAGGAGGGTGACATGACCTGCATACGAATACCGAACGGGATAATCACGCTACACGACTCATTCAGACTTCGCCTTGAAGATGGAACATGCGTTTTCATGTCATGGCATCACTACTGCGGCCCTGAGTTCTACAGAGACAAACGTGAAAGCAGGCTGATTGATGAGTGGTGGGAAAATCCTCTAATCGTCAAAGCGCTGGACTGGTTTATAGGGAGAGGAGAGAGAGCATGACGCAAATCTACATCGCTGAGGTTCTATACGGGCTGCTGATTACAGGCGGCCTTTTTTACGCCGGGAGGAAACTGTGAGCGAATATCCACACATCGTAAAAATTCACGAAGAGGCCGCAAGACTAAACGCAGGGAGGAAGCCTTCATTTGGCGACAGGATGCGCAATCTTGTTGCCGGGGAGGGAAACCCTCGGCGTGATGCGTACTTTGTTAAAACAAAGACGGTAAGAGGCAGGCTTAACGCCGGAACCTGGTACACGATGACAGACCGGAAAGGCAATTTTTGGGACTCGTGCCCAAAGGGATTAATTTTTCTCGACGATTAACAGGCCTGCAATAGCGGGCCTTTTTCATAACTGAGGGTAGGACAATGACTAAACCAACTATTTACACCGTAGCGCACCCGGAAGACTTATCGCCGCCGCTGAAAAATCAGGGCTTCTGCGTTGATGTAGTGCTGGCGAGTGACTATGCGGCGCTGGAGCAGGAACTCGCAGAGGCGAGGTGCAGGTCAGCGCCCGGGCGGTGGTCCTCGCCTGCGGCGCTGAAGGCGTTTGGCGACAAGCTGAGTGAAATGCATAACGCACTGAATGGAGAAGGTACAGGCATTCAAGGGCGTGCAGAAGTGGCTTGCCAGCAGGTCGCACTGGAATCAGCAATGGAAGAGTTCGACGCTATCGAAACCCCGGCTACCGACGCGGCGATTGCTGAACTGCGGGCGCAGGGTGTGGACCTATTCGCCGTCGATTTAGGAAGGGTATATCAGCAGCTACGACCAACAAGCACCCAGGCTAAAGCGCTGAAGTCGGTAATTTACAGGGCGCAAGTATTCATCAGTTCGCTGCGCGCGGAGGCGTCCAAATGACTGTTTGCATCACAGATAAACGCCGACCTGGAGAAAAAATTCCATGCGTAGAAATGCCGAATCACACATGGTTCTGCGTGCTGGATATCCCTGGCATGGGTGAGTTGGTTGATACCAGGCATTTCTGCGACTCAGCAACCGCCACGCCAGCTAAGGCCAAAAAAATGGCTGCGCTAATTGAGGCGTGGACACCGCCGGATGGATGGTGCAATGGCAATGACCGGGATTGGCACGCAAGGATGAAGGGCTACATCGTCGATTTTCTAAGAAACTGTAACGGGTTCAGGAGCCACTGATATGACAACTGATATCAAAGAGCTTCCGCTACTGGTTAGTAAAGCCAAAGCATCTCTATTCACTCTGGAATATATCTCGCAATTCGAACCGGCGGATATTGACGCCGATAATGTTGATTTGCGATTTGAGGTGGACGGAAGGGAAACCGGCACTAATGTCTCTATCGTCGATGAGTGCGGGCAGGCTGCTGAGATAATTATGGCGCTGATAGAGGCGCTGGAGGCCAAAGGCGCGCGCATAGCCGAGCTTGAAAAATGCCTTTCAAACTTGGCTGCTGTATCTCGCAGGTATCTTCCTGACTACGACGAGCATCCCGAAATCCAGGCGGCAGAAGACCTGCTAGAGCAAAATTCGCTAGTCGCCGCTGGGGGCATACAGATTCATGGAGGGGAGTGATATGGCTAAATTCACAGATGTGCATGACCTGTTGACCGCATACCAAAAACAGGCACGTAAGATACCTCCAAAAGGTGTTTACGCCTCAAGGCATCGTCAGGTTGAGGTACAGGCGGCGCACGTACGCAAGCTAATGCGTAAGCGTCGGCGGTCAGTCGGAAAGTCAAATAAAAACGGATTCCGCTTTACTGCGGAAATGCGAGTGGCGCTGATTTGCGATATGAATTTTTGGGCGCTGATATGCCGCTCTAACCGGAATCAGTTAAATGCGACAGGAGCAAAATAATGACCAGCAAACTAACCAGAAAAGAACTGCTCAACATCATCGAAACTGACCACGTTCAATGTGGTGAGGCGTCGTATCTCGCACGCATAGCGCTGGCCGCAATGGACAGCGAGCCGGTGGCGGTAATCGACCAGGCTAATCTGGATTATCTCTCCAGCGGCGCTGACGCTGATGTGTGGCCTCCTCAGCGGGAGGAAATGGGTGATGTGCTGCTCTATCGCCATGCGCAGCCAGAAAGTGGCCTTGAGCTGGCAGGCTGGCAATTCAAGTCAGTGAACGGCGACTGGCTGGGGATTATTGACGAACACGGGAAAAATCAAGCCGTTCGTGAGGGTTGTGAGGTCCGCGAGGTATTCGCTATGGCCGATGGCGTTAATGAACGCGACCAGGTACGCCGCGAACATGCGGAGTGGTCACAGGCCACGTTCGGTAATGTCGGCCCGGTTGGTCCGCTCAAGCATCTCAGCAAAGAAGCGCTAGAAGCCGCTGCCGAGCCTGGCGACCTGTCGGAGTGGGCTGATATGCAATTTCTGCTGTGGGACGCCCAGCGCCGTGCCGGTATTACAGATGAGCAGATTACCCAGGCGATGATCGATAAGCTGGCGGTAAACAAGCAGCGCTCATGGCTGGAGCCGAAAGACGGGGAGCCGCGGTTGCACATCAAAGAGCAGCCAGCGCCGGTAGTGCCGGAGGAGATAGACGCCATCATAAGCAAGGCGGTTAATGGCGTTATGTCCACGTACTCAGATAGTGCGGAAGAGTGTCGATTCATGGTGCGTGAGCATATTTTTCAAGCCTGCCGCGCGGCCATGCTCAACGGAGATAAATCATGAAGTTCGAGGAATGGTTATCGCAACAAGCTGGAGTCATTGAGGTAGATTGCGGTTGCGTGACAACAGAGGCGTTTTATCACTGGCTCCGCATTGCATATGAGGCTGGCAACTCTCCGGCGATTCCGGAGGGTTACGTGTTGGTGCCGAGAGAGCCGACCGCAGAAATGATAGCTGCCGCTATGGACTGCGAAGATGTGCTGTTCAATAGCGACGAAACGTTCTGCGTGCAATTCGGGAATATCTACGAAGCCATGACTGCAGCAGCGCCGCAGGAGGTAACGAGTGCAAGAGTTCATCCTGCACGAGACGAATAAAAAGCAACTCTGGTCAATCCTCAAAGAAATCCTCTCTACCGGCAAACGCTGGAGAATCAAAATCTCTGAGTACCGCGCTAAGCGGTCGATACCCCAAAACTCACTCAGTCACATGTGGTACTCCGAAATCAGCGAGCAGCTAATAGCTACTGGCCGGGATTACTGCACCCCTGAGTGGGTTAAACGGAACATGAAAAAAACGTTCCTGGGATATCACGAGGTTGAATACACCAATCTGCTGACCGGAGAGGCGGAAACGAGGGATGAACTCAGGAAAACATCGGAACTCGACACCGGCGACATGCACTACTACCTGCAGCAGGTTGAGGAATGGTGCCTGTCTGTCGGTATCGAACTAACCACCCCGGCTGATTGCGAGTACCGGGAATTACAGCGGAGGCAGAACGAGTAACCCGATCACTTCACTTTCACCACCTCATCACATTTGAGGAAGCGCAGCGGCTTGAGGCGCATTACCGAAGCCGGGGAGCGATATGTACCAGAACGCTAAATGCAGACCCACGATTTTTCGACCTCGCAGTAACCCTACCTGAACACAAATACCTAAAACCGACACCGCGCAGTATGCGCAATACCAAATTATGGGGGCAGTGATGGCTAATCTACGCAAAGAGGCACGCGGCAGGGAATGCCAGGTGCGTATTGTTGGCGTGTGCAACGGGAATACCGAAACAGTGGTGCTGGCACATTACCGCATGCCTGGATTATGCGGAACTGGAATCAAGCCAGATGACCTATTTGGGGCATGGGCGTGCTCAGCCTGCCACGATGAAACAGATAGACGCACACAAAGGACGGACGCTGACAGCGCCCACCTGGCCCATCTGGAGGGAGTAATCAGGACACAGGCTCAACTTCTGTCAGAGGGGAAAATCAAGCGGTGACTATCTACAACATAATGCCAGTCCCTAAGCCTCGAATGACGCAGCGGGACAAGTGGCAGAAAAGACCGCCGGTTCTCCGATACAGAGCATTCTGCGACGAAGTAAGGCTCAAAAAAGTATCTCTCCCCGAACACAGCTACCACGTCACATTCATCATGCCGATGCCGAAAAGCTGGAGCCACAAAAAACGCTCCGATATGAACGGCAAGCCCCATCAACAGAAGCCAGACAAGGACAATCTCGAAAAGGCGCTGCTTGATGCGATTTTCGATGATGACAGCCGCGTGTGGGATGGGCGGGTAACGAAAGTTTGGGGTGAGGTAGGACAGATAAAAATCACTGAACTGGAGGACGCATGATTTACCAAAAAGTAAAGGGCGATGACTATAGAAATATCTGGGCGGTTGGTGATTTGCACGGGTGCTACACAAACCTAATGACCCGCTTGGAGGAAATAAATTTTGACCCAACTCAGGACCTGATTATTTCAGTTGGTGACCTGATAGATAGGGGCACAGAAAACGTTGAGTGCATGGAGCTGCTGCAAATGCCGTGGTTTAAAGCTGTGCGCGGGAACCATGAGCAAATGATGCTTGATGGCCTATCTCAAAATGGGAATGTTAATCACTGGATGTCAAACGGCGGTGGCTGGTTTTTTTACCTCGATTACGACAAAGAATTGTTGGCGAAAGCGCTGGTTGAGGTTGTTAGAGAATTGCCGCACGTGATCGAGCTGGAATCAGGTGGCGAGAAGATTGTTGTTTGCCATGCTGACTATCCATCAAATCAGTATGAGTATGGTAAGCAGCTATCAGCAGAGGACGCCATCTGGAGTCGTCGGCGTGTTAGTGACGCAATGGACGCTGTTGGCGGTGAAATATTGGGCGCAGATAAGTTTATTTTTGGTCACACGCCAGCGCAGAAACCAATGAAAAACTGGAACCAGTATTACATCGACACCGGGGCAGTGTTCACAGGAAATCTGACACTGATGAAACTCCAGGGGGCGGCATGAAATCACTACTGCGATACATCATCGAGCGATTTAAACCTATAGCGCCGGTTGTTAATTCCGGAAGAGGCTACAGCTACCCGGCACATCCTGGGCGGAAGCGGAGGAAGAAACAGTGAGAATCGAAAGTATACCGAAATTTTTCTCACCGAAAAGCCCGATGATGAGCGATTCACCACGGGCGACGGCTTCGGACTCTCTATCCGGCACTGATGTGATGGCAGCAATGGGGATGGCGCAATCACAGGCAGGATTTGGCATGGCTGTATTCTGCGGGAAGCATGAACTCAGCCAGGTAGATAAAAAAACGGCTATCAATCTGCTAACACAGTTCGCTTTCCGGGTATCTGGTAAATACCGTGGGGTGGCGAAACTTGAGGGCAATGTTAAGGGAAAGGTAGTGCAAATTCTCGCAACATTCGCCTATGCGGATTATTGCCGGAGCGCAGCAACGCCAGGAGCGCGCTGTCGTGATTGCCACGGAACAGGGAGGGCGGCAGATTTGGTGAAAACTGAGCTGTGGGGCAGGCCGGTAGAAAAAGAGTGCGGGAGGTGCAAAGGGGTTGGCTACACAAGGATGCCAGCAAGCGCAGCATATCGCGCCGTGGCGCTACTGGTTCCTGACCTGACTCAACCCACGTGGTCACGAACAATAAAGCCCCTCTACGACGCTCTGATTACTCAGTGCCACAAAGAGGAGGCTAACGCTGATTCTGTTTTGAGTCGCGTCACAAGATAACGGCAAAGTTGCCACGGATGGCGACATGATTAATGCAATGTGTTGACAAATTGAATAACTTTGGGTAAATTTGATTCTAACGATGGGTTACTGCATTCGTTAATGCGCGTAGTCAAGAAAGGTCGGCAAACCATCAGTAGAAAACGCGCTCGACAGCGGCAGTCGCTAAAAGCAACGTGACAGCGTGAAAGAACGCATGAATATAAGCCCTGCGGTTATCCGTGGGGCTTTTTGCATTTCTGGGCCGTAAGCTCATCGGTATGAGCAATCCCCTCATAAGGGAAAGGCAGGCAGGTTCAATTCCTCCACGGATCACCATTTCAGCTCATTGCTACCCTCAGCCAGCTACCCGCTGGCTTTTTTTATTCTGGCCGCAGACATCACCTTAAGATTCCCCGTATCCCGAATGTCTGACGGCCTCCCTACACACAGCTCCCACAGTCATTGTGAGGAGAGAGACTATGAAAATGCCAAACACCCCCCACACGCTAGCCGACATCGGGGAGATTCTCGCGTCCTGGTGGCGTGGAGACGTTCCTATCGGCGGTGTAATCATGGCTGTTGTAATGGCCGTACTCAGAATGGCCTATGCCGGAAGTGGCTGGCGAGAAACCCTTTTCGAGGGGCTAATGTGCGGCGCGCTGGCGCTGACAACATATTCCGCACTGGACTATTTCGACGTACCGCGCGCGTTAACAGTCGGCATTGGCGGGTTTATCGGGTTTGTAGGCGTTAAAAAAATTAGTGAGTTCCTGTCCAGTTACGTCGGAAATCGCTTCGGAGGCGGCAATGCAGGCAGGTGAGAAATGGATTGATATCGATGGATATACCTTTGCAAGGGGCACCGCATGAATATAAGTCAATCGGGCATTGAGCTGATTAAAAGGTTCGAAGGGTGTTCTTTGACGGCATACCCGGATCCTGGAACCGGAGGCGCTCCCTGGACCATCGGCTATGGCTGGACGGGGAATGTTGATGGTAAGGCGGTTCGTCCGGGAATGAAAATCGACCAGGCCACCGCCGACCGGCTTCTGCGAACTGGGATAGTCAGTTATGACCAGGCCGTGAGCAAAATGCTGAAGGTTGCCGTAACGCAGAACCAGCACGACGCCCTAGTTTCTCTGGCGTACAACATCGGCACCAGAGCGCTATCAGCATCAACGCTGATGAAAAAACTGAACGACGGTGACTATCGCGGTGCCGCTGATGAGTTCCTGCGATGGAATAAATCCGGTGGCAGGGTTATGCCAGGCCTGACTAATCGCCGCAAGGCTGAGCGAGAGGTTTTCCTGTCATGAGTCTGCGGATTCACTTAGCTGTGGTCGCCCTGCTGGTAACTGCAATAGCCGGGATTCTCTGGACTACTGCCCATTATCACGGCAAATACCTGGCAGAGCAGAAGAGGGCGGATGCCGCCGAGCAACGCGCTGACTCTACCGAGGCCATTACCGCCAACGTTCTCCGCACCGTCTCCATCATGAACCAAATAACTGAGGCCAATCAGCATGCTAAACAGCAGATCGCACTGGAGGCATCGCGAGCCTCGCATGACATCAAAGCTGCTGTTGCGCGCGATGATTGCGCTGTTCGCGCTGTGCCTGCTGGCGCAGTTGACCGGTTGCGGGAGTACGCGGACAGTTTACGTTCCGGCGCCGTACGTGCCGCTGCCGGCCAGCCTGACCGGTGAGACGTCGCAGCCTGAGATACCGGACCCGCTGACATGGGGCGGCAGCCTGGACCTGAATGTCAGCCTGCTGTCAGCGCTGGCGCAGTGCAACCGGGACAAAGCTGATATCAGGAATATCGATCAGCAGCGGATAGCAGAACAAAATACTGAAAAATGACAATCTTCCACGAGACTGGAAAGCAGTAAATATCGCTGCTTGCTGGCGTGTCGCGTCATTTATTCTGATATTGCAGAGTAACGTCACCTTGACGATCATCGGCATTACAGAAGCCCTTCGCTGAGGGGCTTCGATAATGGCTTTAACCACAGGAGCAGAACAATGGCACTATCCGAAGAAGAAGAGGTCCAGCGTCTGATCCTGCTGGGCGCTATGAGTCAACTGCCGGAAGAAGAGCGCGCTGAAATCTACGCAATGAAAGACTCCATACTGGAGCTGTTCAGAGCAGCGTCTAAGCCTGAGCTTGCGTTTGCAGCCTTGGGCCTGGCTTCGGCGGAGTGGCAAAAAGGGGATTAAGCAATGGCAGGTCTGACAATTAAGCAAGAGGCTTTCTGTCAGGCGTACATCGAGACTGGTAACGCGTCGGAGGCGTACAGGAAGGCGTATGCCGCTGACAGGATGAAGCCGGAGAGCGTTAACCGAAAGGCAAAGGAGCTGCTCGACAACGGCAAGATTGCGGCAAGGATAGTAGCGCTTCAGGGAGAGCACCGACAAAGGCATAACCTCACCGTTGACGACTTGCTCATCGAGCTGGAGGAAGCCAGGCGCGCTGCGCTTGATTCTGACACAGCGCAGGCATCTGCCGCAGTCGGCGCCACGATGGGAAAGGCTAAGTTGCTGGGGCTCGATAAGCTGATAGTGGATCACCGCTCTGGCGACGGTAGCATGACACCACAGCCGACGGTTATTCAGCTGTTACCGGTTGAGCCGAAAAAATGAGTCAATCCGTGCAGTTACCAATCCCCGCTAAGCTCGCTCCGCTATTCACCGCTACCAATAAGCGCTACCGCTGCTCTCACGGCGGCCGAGGGAGCGCCAAAACTCGCACCTTTGCCCTTATGACCGCTGTAAAGGCGTATCAGTCGATGATGAACGGCGAAAGCGGCGTCGTGCTCTGCGCGCGTGAGTTTATGAACTCGCTGGAAGAGTCGAGCATGCAGGAGGTGAAGCAGGCGATCCTATCCGTCCCCTGGCTGGCCGCCAATTTCGACATCGGCGAGAAGTTCATCCGCACCATCGACAAGAGCGTAAACTACGTGTTCTGCGGCCTGAGGCATAACCTCGATAGCATCAAGTCAAAGGCCCGCATCTTATTGTGCTGGGTGGATGAGGCTGAATCCGTTAGCGAAACCGCCTGGCAGAAGCTGAGCCCGACAGTTCGCGAAGAAGGGTCGGAAATATGGGTAACGTGGAACCCGGAGCGCGACGGTAGCGCCACTGATAAGCGGTTCCGCAAAGAGGCCGGCGACGACTGCATCACCGTTGAGATGAACTACACCGATAACCCGTGGTTCCCGGAGGTCCTGGAAAACGAGCGCCTTAACGATCTGCGGCGCCTGGACACGGCGACGTATGCGTGGGTGTGGGAGGGTGCCTATCTCGAAAACTCCGATAAGCAGGTGCTGGCCGGGAAATATCGGATCGCCGAGTTCTCGGATAACCTCTGGAAAGAGGCGGAGCGGCTACATTTCGGTGCTGACTTTGGGTTTGCTAAAGACCCGAACACGCTGACCCGCTCATTCATTCTTCATAACCGGCTCTACGTCGAGTATGAGGCCTACGGCGTTCATACCGAACTCGACCACATGCCGGAGCTGTACGACACCATCCCAGGAGCGCGGGATTGGCCCATTAAGGCTGACTCTGCGCGTCCGGAGACAATCAGTTACCTCAGGCGGCAGGGCTTCAATATCTCAGCCGCTGAGAAGTGGCAGGGGAGCGTAGAGGACGGTATTGCCCATCTGCGCGGCTTCGACGAGATAATCATCCACCCCCGCTGCAAAAACGTAGCGCGCGAGGCCCGCCTGTGGTCGTACAAAACCGACCGCATCACCGGTGAAGTGCTGCCGAAGCTGGCGGACGGTAACGAGCACTGCTGGGACGGAATTCGCTACGGCCTTGATGGGCACATCAAGCGCAAAGGCAAGGTGGCTGGAATGCTGATACCTAAACGCCTGCAGGGCAGATAACCAAACGGACACGACATGAACGAAAAGTTACAGCTGGCGGTCAATCACGCATTGAACGATGCCAGGCTCGCTCGCGCCCGTATGGGCATGCTGAACCCCACTATGGGGCTGGACGCTAAGCGAAATTGCGTCTGGTCAGAGTACGGATTTCCAGAGCAGATCACCTACGACAACCTCTACGCACTATATCGCCGCGGTGGCATTGCTCACGGCGCTGTCGAAAAGCTGGTAGGCAAGTGCTGGCAGACTAACCCGGAGATTATCGAGGGTGACGAAGCAGACGAGAGCGAAGATGAAACCGACTGGGAGCGAAAAGCCAAGCAGGTATTCACTAATCGACTCTGGCGCTCGTTCGCTGATGCCGACCGCCGCCGCCTGGTAGGGCGGTATTCAGGAATCCTGCTGCACATTCGCGATAACCAGGACTGGAATCAGCCGGTAACGCGCGGGCGCGGACTGGAAAAAGTCACGGTTGCCTGGGCTGGCAGTCTGACTGTTGGCGAGTGGGACACCGGTCTGAACTCGAAAACCTACGGTCAGCCGAAAATGTGGCAGTACGTTGAGCGGCTGCCTAACGGCTCAAGTCGGCGGGTAAACATCCACCCAGACCGGGTATTCATCCTGGGGGATTACTCAGATGATGCCATCGGGTTTCTGGAGCCAGCCTACAACGCGTTTGTCAGCCTCGAGAAAGTCGAAGGTGGTTCCGGTGAGTCATTCCTCAAGAACGCCGCCCGCCAGCTGGCGCTGAGTTTCGACAAAGAGATCGACTTCGGCAGCCTGGCCTCGATGTACGGAGTGACAGTTGATGAACTGCAGGAACGCTATAACGAAGTGGCTCGCGAGATTAACCGTGGTAATGACACGCTGCTCATCACTCAGGGTGCGCAGGTTACATCAATGGTCAACGCGGTTTCTGACCCTTCACCAACCTATGACGTTAACCTGCAAACAGCCGCAGCCGGGGTGGATATCCCGACGCGCATTCTGGTTGGCAATCAGCAGGCCGAGAGGTCGAGCACCGAGGACCAGAAATACTTCAATGCTCGCTGCCAGTCCCGCCGCGTTGATCTCTCTTTCGAGATAGAGGATTTCTGCGACAAGCTGATTGACCTGCGCATCATCGATTCAATCGCTGTGAAAACGGTTATCTGGGATGACCTCAACGAGCAGAGCGGCGCTGAGAAACTGGCTAACGCTAAAACGATGGGTGAGATAAACCAGACCATGCAGGGCAGCGGTGACAACCCGGCGTTCAGCCGCGAGGAGATTCGCACGGCTGCCGGGTATGAGAATGACGACGAAGAGCCATTAGGAGAAGAGGATGGCGACGAAGAAGGCGAAGCCGCCAATTCTTCCGCGTAACTATCAGGACCCGACCGGGGCAGATGCGCTGGAGCGCCGGGCGATGAAGGATTTCGCCAGGCGGATGAATAAAATCTCCCGGACCTACAAATCAGCACTCGAACGCATACCCTCAGCACTCGCAGTAAACGCCAGGTACGAATACCAGCTCGACCCGCAGCTCCTCTCCCTAATTCTCGATGATGTCAGTTACCTGGTTGATCAGGTGCTGCTCGACGGCGGCCAGAATGACCTGTGGTTCGACGAGTATATCGACCTGGCTGCAGAGAAAGGCACCGGCCAGGCCTACAGCAACCTGAGCCAGCAATCACCTGTATATGCCGCCGGGCGCGAGTCTCTGTCGGCAATCCTCGCCAGCGAGCCATATCAGCGCCGCATGGCCCTGGTGCATGCTCGCATGTTCGAGGAAATGAAGGGGCTTAGCGCTGAGGTTAAGCGGGACATGGCGCGAGTGCTGACCGATGGCGTCGGGCGGGGGCTAAACCCGCGCGAGGTGTCACGGAATCTCACTGAACAGATCGGCATCGAGAAGCGCCGGGCGAACCGCATCGCGCGAACAGAGGTAACGACGGCGCTCCGGCGGGCGAAGTGGGAAGAGGACGAGGAGGCGCAGGAAGATTACGGTCTGAAAACCCGGTTGCTGCATATCTCTGCGCTATCACCGACTACGCGTAGGACTCACGCCGCCCGCCACGCGCACCTCTACACCACTGACGAGGTACGGGATTGGTACGCCAGGGATGCCAATGCCGTGAACTGCAAATGCTCTCAGCAATCGGTTTTAGTGGATGACAACGGCGATCCGCTTTTCCCTGACCTCATTAAGAAACTCAAACAGGAATACAAAACGATGCAGGCGAGAGGCTACGCCTGGTCTAAGGGGTAACTCATGCCAATGCAGGTAAACATCACCACTAAGGTGAACAGCCAGGCCATCCGGCGAGAGACGCACAACGGTCGCGAGCACCTGGTGCTACCGAGCTATACGCTCCCGGCCAACGTTGTGATGAACGGCGGCCTCTATACCCAGTCGGAAATCGACGCCCACTATCAGGGGTTAGAGGGCACGCTGGCACCGTTGGGTCACCCGCAGGTTAACGGCCAGTTCGTCTCCGCATTCTCGCCAGAGGGTATTAACGCCGGTCACATCGGGGCGTGGAATCGCAACGTTAAGAAGAGCGGCAACCGCATCTACCTGGAAAAGTGGGTGGACGTGGCACGCGCTGGCGAGTCGGAGGGAGGCCGCGAGCTGCTGGAGCGAGTGGCAGCCATTGAACGCGGTGACGACGTACCGCCGATTCATACCAGCGTGGCCGCATTTCTCGACCAGCTCGAACCCAACGAACAGCAACGCGCTACCGGCGCTGAGTGGGTGGCAAAAATCCATAGCATGGACCATGACGCCATCCTGCTGCATGAGGTCGGTGCTGCGACGCCAGGGCAGGGCGTTGGCCTGATGGTCAATGCTGACCTTGCCGTCCCACTCAAAGCGAATGCCGGAGCACTGGTCGGCGAGTCATACAGGGAACGCGAGCAGCGCCTCGACCGGGCCGCAAAGGCAAAGTTTGCGCCGGGTGAAAACCAATACGCCTGGGTGGCCGACTTCACCGACTCGCAGGTGGTTATCGTTCGCAATGGCGGCGACGCTCAGGTCTACGGCTACTCATCTGACGGCGGGAAGATCACCATTGACGATAGCGGCACCGCGGTGGCGCGCCAAGAGTCATGGGTGTCTGTCGTCGCCAACAAATTCAAATCATTTTTCACACCGCAGGAACAGCCTGCAACCAACCAAACGGAGGGCGACATGCCTTTAACCAAAGAAGAACTGGAACAAATCGGCAGCACCATCGGCCAGGCTGTTGCAACCAACATGCAGTCGGCTATGCAGCCCCTCATTGAGAAAATGGACACGCTGCAGGCAAATAACCAGCAATTAGCCGAAACCCTGACCGCCAATTCCCGAGCTGAAGAGAAAACTAAGCGCGACGCGGTGGCGAAGGTTCACGGCGAGATCGTGGCTAATGCATTGTCAGGTGAAGCGCTTGACGCGATGTTCAAAACCATCGGCGACGCCGCTCCGCTTGGCACCAATGCTGGCCAGCAGCAGAAAGAAACCGGCGCGCCGGATCCTGCTAACCATTTCGGAGGTGCTGCCTAATGGCTCGTTATCGCCGCGTTAATATCGACGGTCAGTCACTGTACAAGACCGAAACCCGCAAGGCCGCAGCTGCGCTCCTGCCGGGCACTGCCGCTGTCATTAATGCTGATGGTGAATTTGCTCAGGCATCCGCGCTGGCAGGTCGCCTCTACATCATTGATGTTGCGTACCACCAGGGGCTGAAAATCACTGAGGCCGTGCCAGAAGGTGATTCCGCTGTCGGCAACTACGTCGAAGAGGGTCGTGAACTGGCACTGCTGTGCGTGCCTGGCGCGTACAAAAAGGACAGTCCGATCAAGCTCGGCTCAAACGGCCAATTCACTCTCGCTACTGCCGACACCGATTCTGTTATCGGCTACAGCCAGGATGAGGCGACCATCGCCGCCAGCAACACCGATTTCATCCGCGTGCGCATGCGCGTCGGCACTGTAGCCGCGCCCGCAGAGTCCGGCAAATAACAAAAGGATAACCGAACATGTATTTCTCCAAAGAAACGCTGGCGACTAACTCCCGCCTCGGCGGCCACTGGAACGAGCTGTGGGCTAACCGCAATATGTGGAACGCCAACCATGACGCCATGATTGCCGCAAACCGCGCGCACATGACGCCAGACTGGCTGGCGGCTAACGCTGCGGGCGGTTTCACTCGTGACTTCTGGGCTGAGATTGACCGCCAGGTGCTGCAGCTGCGCGATCAGGAAGTCGGGATGGAAATCATCAACGACCTGATCGGCGTGCAGACCGTCCTGTCTGTCGGTAAAACGGCGAAGCTGTACAGCGTTGTTGGCGATATCGCAGACGACGTGTCGGTCAGCATCGACGGCCAGGCGCCGTTCTCGTTCGACCACACTGAATATGCCAGCGATGGTGATCCGATCCCGGTATTCACGGCTGGCTATGGCGTTAACTGGCGCCATGCCGCGGGACTGAGCACCGTTGGTATCGACCTAGTGCTGGATTCGCAGATGGCGAAGATGCGCAAATTCAACAAAGAGCGTGTCAATTACTATCTGAACGGCAACCCGAGTATCCAGGTGCAGTCCTACCCTGCACAGGGCATTAAGAACCACCGCAACACCAAAAAGCTGAACCTCGGCTCTGGCGCCGGCGGCGCCAATATCGACCTGACCACTGCCACCATGACTCAGCTGTTTGAGTTTTTCGGCAAAGGCGCATTCGGCACGCTGGCCCGCACTAACAAAGTGGCTCAGTACGATGTGATGTGGGTGTCGCCGGAAATCTGGGCGAATATGGCGCAGCCGTATGTGGTTAATGGCGTTGTTAGTGGCACTGTGCTGCAGGCTGTGCTGCCATTTGCGCCGGTCAAAGAGATCCGCATGACGTTTGCACTGTCCGGCAATGAGTTTATCGCCTACGTGCGCCGTCAGGACGTGATTTCCCCGCTGGTCGGTATGGCCGTCGGCGTTGTTCCGCTGCCGCGCCCGCTGCCGAACGTCAACTACAACTTCCAGATTATGTCTGCTGAAGGTCTGCAAATCACCGCAGACGATCAGGGCCTGTCTGGCGTTGTCTACGGCGCTGACCTGGCGTAAGGATCGGTCATGGCTAAATACGAAGTGGTGCGACCGTGGAACGGCGTTACGCTAGGACAGGTGGTGGAGATTGATAAACTGCACCCGGCCCTGAAATCCAACGTTCGCCTGATGCGCGGCGAGGCTGGGGGAGAGCTTTCCCCGGCCACTCCGGCCGCTGGCACTGATGCCAAGTCACGCAAAGAGGTCATTCAGGCGCGGCTCACCGAACTCGGCATCGAGTTCAAAGGCACGCTGGGGGTCGAAAAGCTCGGCGAACTGCTACCAGATGGCGAGCTCGATAAACTCTTCCCCGAAGAATAACCGCCGCAAAAGCGGTTTTTTTGTGCCCCGTTCCGGCGGGGTCGCTCATTACCGGAGCCGATAATGGTCACACTCGAACAGGCGAAGGATTACCTAACAAAGCAGGGGCTGGATATTCCCGATTTTGTGCTGCAGGCGCTCATTGACCAGGCCAACAGCATTCAGGAGTGCCTGGACGCGCATTACCCGGCATCGACCGCGCTGCTGATTCAGCTCTATTTGCTGGCGCTAATGGGGCTCGGCCAGGGAGACAAATACATCTCCAGCGAGTCTGCACCGTCAGGAGCATCACGGTCTTTTCGCTATCAGTCATTCACCGACCGCTGGAATGGTGGCGTTAGCCTGCTGCGTGGTCTGGATAAGTACGGCTGCGCTACCGGCCTGATCCCTGCCAACCCGAACAATAAGGCGTTTGCCGGGTTATGGGTCGGGCGCGGTGGATGTATGTGCGGGAGTAAGTGATGACCTGGGTATCAGTGACCGTCCGCCTGCCGCCGTCACTCACTCGCGTCTGGGTGCTGACCGATACCGGCCGGCAGACGACCGGCTACGTGAAATCGGACGGAGAGTGGTTCATTAACTGTCCGCGCATACGGGCGACCGGTGCGAAGGTGCTGCGCTGGAGGGATGAGTAATGTCGTCAACCGCTCGCTGGAGCTACACCGCCGCCGCCACCATCTGGCGCAACCTCGGCACCGACAAATACGGCGATCCCATCGGGTATTCGGCGCCGGAGGTAATTCTCGTCGACTACATCGCAGGCCTGAGCGCAAAAATCGGCTCAATCGGCACTGAGGTGGTCGTCAAGAATACTTTTTTCACCGAGTACGCACTGGGCAAAGAGAAGGACTACATCCTCATCGGTGAAAGCTCGGTTGCAGACCCGGTTGAGGCTGGCGCCGATGAGATTCGCGCCGTGACGCGCTGGGGCGATACGCTGGAGCGCCTGGCTGATGACTATGCAATTTTGACCGGAGTCTGATATGGGCGTTAAAGTTCGCGGCATCCGCGAGGCTAAGGCCAACCTTAACCGCATCGTCGGCGACATTCAGGGGCGTAAGATGGTGCGGGCTATCAAGTCAGCGCTGCTAATCATTGCCCCAGAGGCGGCAGCAGGAACGCCAATCGGAGCAACCTCGACTCTCATTAACTCTCAATTTCAGGAAGTGATGGTCAATGGAACCCGCATTACCGGGCGTATCGGATATTCGGCAAACTATGCCGTCTACGTTCATGAGGCCAAAGGGACGCTGAAAGGGAAGCCGAGACCAGCCAGCCAGGGCGGGGGTAATTATTGGGACCCGCATGGTGAGCCTAAATTCCTGGAGAAAGCTGGCGAGCGCAGAAAACCTGACGTTGACGCTGTAGTTAAAAAGGAAATGAGCCTATGACGCCGCCCATGTACGAACGTGTGCAGCAGTATTTTGATGATGCCAAACTCACGGATGGCTACATCGTGCAGTTGCTGATGTTCGACGACACCAAAAAGCTGACAGACTCATTCATGGTATTCCGGCCAAACGGCGGCTCAAACATTCGCAACGACCTCGGATCTGACCACTACGTCCTCGTTGACGTGGTATCAGCAAAAGGCAAGCGCGGGGCCGCCACAGAGCGCGTGCAGCAAATCATCGACTACGTGCAAGCCAATCCCCTCGATGACTGCCTCGGCCTGATTGAGAACCTCGGCAACATCCCGGCTCCTGTTCTCACCGAAGAGGGCAGGCTCGTTTTCCGTCTCCAGTTCGTCTGCGTTTTCGGAGACTAATCACCACATCCATCCAATCCGGCTGCCTATGGGCGGCCTTTTTTATTTGTGAGGTACACATGCAAGGCTGCGCTAATGATTTTGGCAAGCTGATCGGGAAAGTCGCTGTGCTACGAATGGCATTCGGCTGCCCCGATACCGTCCCGGAGCTCTCTGAGTGGAAGCGCCTTGGAGCGATGACCACCAAAGGCATCGACTACTCCATGAACACCGTCAACTCTGAGGCTGACGATGCAAAGGGGCTGGTTGAGAACCTGGTCAACAACATGGATTTCACTATCTCCGGCGAGGGTGAGTTCCGCAAGTCGGACAAGGACAACGAAATCGGCGCATGGCGTCTGTCGAAATACATTTTCGACGAGGTGCAGGCTGGCCGACAGCCGACGGTATGGGTGCGCTTCGACTTCGCCGGCGAGAACGCGGGCACTTATCTGATGGGCTACATGAACACCACCTCCTGGTCGGGTGATTTCGGCACGTCAGACATTTCCACTTTCTCCGGCGAGTGGAAAGTCTACGACGCTGACACCGTGGTGTTTGAGGTGGCTGATGCTATCGCCGCAACCGGCGTCGAGGTTACCCCGGCTACGGTCTCTCTGGTAGTTGGTGCTAGCCAGCAGCTAAGCGGCTCAGTACTGCCGGTCGATGCGACCAATAAGGCGATCTCCTGGTCGAGCTCCGATGAGGAAATTGCGACGGTAACCGATAACGGCCTGGTGAAAGCCATCGCCGCAGGGAGCGCAACAATCACTGCGACTACCTCAGACGGCAGCTTTACCGATACCTCGGCAATCACCGTCACCGAGTCGTAATCACTACAAAGGGTGGCTCCTGCTGCCCTTGATACTGATTATGGAGAGCGTATGACACCCATTAAAGATATTGGCGAGTGCGTTATTGGCATAGGCGATAAAGAGTTTTTCTTTCGCCCATCGTTCCGCAACATGACGCGCATCGGAGAGCCGGCCGAGATTGTCAGGACGTTCCACGACCTCTGCAATGATGAGGTGACGCCGCTGCTGCAACGTGCAGCTGATGCGTACCGAGAGCTTGGGCGTGTGCCGGATTGCGTTCTGCAGTACATCCACAGTGGCCTGCTGACGCGTAAAGCCATCATGGCAGCCCACACGGTGCTCACCGCCTGCTGTGATGACGATATTGGCGTCCTGGTGGGCTGGATGCGACCTGCGCGATCCAGGCGGCGGGGGATGGTATGGCGGCCTGGCTCCGTGCCACCGCAGGATATGATAATAATCGCGCAGAACCTGATGGCTCACGGCGTTGTGGGCAAAGCTAGGGTGCGCAAACTACAGCGCCACGAAAGCAATGAGACCACCACCGAGTTCCGCGCCGCCGAGTACATCATGGCTGCCCGCAACCATTTCGGCATGAGCCGGGAGGAGGCGGAAAACCTGACGATGACAGAATTTGCGATGCTCATTAACGCCAAATACCCGGACCAGAAAGGCTTCACTCGCGAGGAGTTCGACGCGGTAATGGATGAGGACGAACGCCGCTGGCAGGAGATGGTTGAGCGAGAACAGGCAGCTAAAACCCAATAACCAGCCTCGGCACCCGCCGGGGCTTTTTTGTACCCGCAGTAACCCTACCGCGCATTCGCGTGCGCACATTCCAAAGAGAACTTTCCGTAGTGTGAGTCTGAGACAGGGCGGTGGATTACATCGTTCCGCTCTCGGCTGCCCACGTCTACGCGAACAGGCTCGCACTACTGAAAGGTGAACACGATGTCTAATATCATCCCTGTTGAGTTCGAAGGCCACCCAATGCGCTTCTCTGACGATGGTTGGTTTGACGCAACAACTGCTGCAGACAAATTTGGTAAAGCGCCTAACGATTTTCTGCGTTTGCCAGAAACAGACTCATATATTCAGGCGCTTGAGCGTAGATACGGGAAAATCTCGTATGTAAAAACTAGCCGTGCTCGCAAAGATCGTGGTGGAGGTACGTGGCTTCATCCCAAACTGGCCGTTCGCTTTGCTCGCTGGTTATCTGTGGACTTTGAGATCTGGTGCGACGAACAAATCGACGCAATCATTCAAGGTTCCGTTCATCATATTGATGATGAAAGAATCAATGCCATTTTCCTTTTGGATAAATCTCAACCATGGGAAAAGCGATTCAGTGAGCCGTTCTATGCTGCATTGTTTAAGATGTCAGGACTGCCACGCCATCGACCCGGACGCCGACCGGCGCTGTTCGGAATGATTAGTGCCAAATGGGTCTACGGGCCAGTGCTTCCAGCCGAGGTTTATGCGGAGGTCAAAAAGCGGTTGGCGGAAGGTGATAAAATTCATCAGCATTTAAAGCCGGATGCGCTGACTCTCGTCGAGCGGCAAATCATTGCCGTTACCAGCATTGCAAATGGGTGTTCCGACTATCGAGACTTCGAAGCCCGCTGCATGTCAGCGTTTCCGGTCAAAGGGCAGATGAAGCTGCTTTATGCTGCTGCATGATGCTTGGCAGGAAAAGCAGAACGCAAAAACGCATTCTGGACATGGAGAATGTGCAGACCCGCCACGGCGGGTTTTTCTTTTCGGCCCACTCGGGCGGGATTCGTACTTGCTGTCAGGCTGACATCAAGCTGATATTGCTAACTTGTAGACACTGACTGTATACTCATTTGACACAGGTAAGCACTTGTAGCCCATTCAACTATCGGAGGAAGCATGAAAGCCACAGTACGCCGTTACTTACGCGCTGCCGGAAGCATTCTTGATATCTCTCCAGCAACCAGATACACAAGAAACGTCAGAAATACCAGCGATATTCAGGAGATTGAGAAAGACTTCTATCGCATAGGTGGAGATTTCAAGCGTTCTCTTGCAATTGCTAATGCAGCCAAGCAAAAGCCAACCCGCTAAACCTCAAACAGCCGCAATCAAGGCTGAAAACATCAACAGGCAACTGGAGTCAAACCCAGAGGTTCTTGACGCATTTCTTCGCAGTGAGCATTTCCAGGTGATTGCTGCCAGGCATACCATGCACTCCGGGCCGCTGCCATCGCCAAAAACTCTGGAAGAGTATGACTCGGTTTTACCTGGTGGCGCGGAGAGGATCTTCGCGATGGCAGAGAAAGAGCAACAGGCTCGACACAAATACAACGATGACGCGCTGAATGGCGAGATTAGCTTAGATCGTCGCGGCCAGTGGATGGGGTTCTCTATCTCGGTCATTATCTTAATCATGGCTGCGGTCTTTGCATGGTTAGGTAATACGGCGTTCGCCGGTACTTTGGTTGCTATCGACCTGATAGCCTTGGCTTCTGTCTTCGTGATTGGGCGTCGCTCCGATAAAAGTGACAAATAGCCGCCATTATTAGCCTTTTGCTTCCCCTTGCGCCCCACCTCCGCTACGATTTACCCATCTTTTACTGATGGGGATAGGGATAAACCCGCCGGAGCGGGTTCGTTCAGGATGCAGTCACAGCGACAGCAGATATTTAACCCGGCCATCGCCCATCACGCGTATCCGCTGTTCCCCTTTCCCGAGCATGATGCGCATGGCCTCAACTTCAATGCGCGGGCCGACCATATCGAATCCCATTTGCTCCAGAATCTGAATCAGGTGCAGGGTCGGGGACTGTGAGCCGTCACCATGCATCATTGCCGGGGTTAGCGTTACGTCGTTCCATGCCTGCCGGTCGCGACGCTCAGGGTTATCGTGGCGCATCTGCATGTTGTTGCGATACCACCACTCCATTGTGATGCTGGGAAGTTCGAGTTTTGGCGCTGGCAGCACTTCCTGCTTGCCGAGGAATTCGCCTTCGAGCGCATCCAGGTACTCGATGGCCTCGCCAACCTGCTCAGGCTGGAGCTGGTGAATATGCTCAACATCGAAGCGCTGATGAACCAACTTCCAGATATCCGGGTAGATATTCCCGATCCCGGTAGTGATCAGACGCTCGGCTGTCTGCCGCAGCGGGGTGAGCTGGGTGGCTGAACACTGACGTGTTTTACGAGCCTGCTCAGCTTTTTCCTTCTGGCTAAAATAGAAGTCTTCCAGCTTCTCGAATACTTCCCACGCCTGATCTGTTTCCAGCATCTTGGCGTGGCGTGCGGCTCCGCGTTCTGTCCAGAGGATGAGGGCGCGGGTTTTCGGTGACACCGGATTTTGTGACTCGCTGAAAGATAGTCGCAAACTTTTGAGAGCTTCACCTGTAACTTTGAAGAAATGCTTTCCAGCCGTAAAGCGACCGGCGTTGCGCTTATGGTTCTGTTGAATGCGGACAGATTCAGTACCATAAAGTTGAGCCAGAAGCTCTGTGGTAAGTACCGGGGTGCTGTTGTAGGTAACAACTGGCAGGCTTTCTACTTGAGAATGGTTAGTCATGATGACCTCTGTTTGTTTTTTTCGAAGTACCACTATCGGAGTGGTGCCGGGAGGTTCGAAACGGCACAAACAAGGCCGCGGACTTATTCCCCTTTCGGGTGTTGTATTCGTCGCCCTCCCGACGCTGATCGGGGCGTGTCCGCGCATTGCGTCCACTAAATGACAGGCATAAAAAATCCAACACTGACGGGGTTGGTTCTGACCGTGTTTGTTGAGGTTTCGACGCCTCGTGCAAAACAAGATAGCGGAAGCTGATCTGCGAGTCAACCGGTGGTAGTCTGTAGCTACTTTTTATCGATGGGGATATGGATGTGAAGAAGGTTCTATTGGTTGCAGCGATAGCAGTTTTACTTGCTGGTTGTGCTTCTGGCGGTAATAAGTCGATTGAGCAAGAAACGCAGATCGGCGTTCAGAGTAAAATAATCAAAGGGAAGACGACGAAGCAAGAGGTTAAGGCGCTATATGGAGAACCAACTGGAGTATCAATCTCCAGCGACGGGAAAGAGCAGTGGCATTATGTTTTCACAAATACACAGGTCAGTGGGAAAGCCTTTATCCCCATCTACGGACTATTTGATAACGGTGCCACTACTAACATGAAGCAGCTTATAATCGTATTTAATGATGATGTTGTGGATAATTACCTGTTTAATAATTCAAATTCAGAAGTTAAATCAGGCATTCTAAACTAAATAACCACCATGTTATAGACCTCGCTCCGGCGGGGTTTTTTATTGCCAGGAGAAAAGTAAATGACAGAAAACAACGCCGGAAGTATCGTTTACACCGTGAGCGCCGAAATTGAGCCGCTGCTCGTTGCCGGGAAGCTTGCAGCCGAAGCGCTGGACAAGTTCGACCGATCGGCGCAGTCATCAAGTAAAGGGATTGACAACCTTGACAAAAGCGCAAATCAGGCAGGTGACGCTTTCTCAGAACTGGCTGGCTACGCGAACTCCATGGACAATCAGCTGAAAAAGCTGAATACCAACGTTTCCGGCATTGCGCGAGCAATGGAAGAGGCAAGAACTGGAACTGGAAGTGCTGCCAGTGAGTTCAGCAGGGTTGAGTCCATACTTGAGGCTCTTGGTAATCAGATCGCCGTTCTTGATGAGGCGCAAGAAAACGGCGCGCGCAGCGCGGCTATTTTAGCAGCACAGCTACGAGCTGGATCTAAAGCTACCGATGAGGAAAAGCAGAAAATCGGAGAGCTGACCGGGCGACTGTATGACATGAAGACGGGGGTTGATACCGGGGCCAAAAGCCATGGAAACTGGAAAAACACCATGCAGCAGGCTGGTTATCAGGTTCAGGATTTCATCGTCCAGGTGCAGGGCGGCCAGTCTGCCCTGGTGGCGTTCGCTCAGCAGGGGTCGCAGTTAGCTGGTGCGTTTGGTGCTGGCGGGGCGGTGGTCGGCGCAGTCATTGCCCTCGGTTCAGTAATAGCCGGGACTCTTATTACCGCTCTAAATGGCGGGAAAAATGCAATGGATGCACTTAAAGATGCCGCAGACGCAATGGATAAAGTAATAACCGTCTCACAAAACGGAGTCGCGGCACTTTCAGATAAATATGCGCTTCTGGCTAAAACAAACGCCAATGTAGCAACTCTACTTAGAAATCAGGCGCTCATTGAATATAATCAGGCTATTGCAAAGATTCCAAAGGCGATTGAAGACGCCTCTAATTCAGTAGTTAGTTTTGGCGACAAAGTTCTTGCATCATTTGGCGGTTCAGCTCCAAGTATCAAAAATTTTAATGATTACTTATCAACTCTCAACATAACCACGTCAAATTTTAGTGAGGCATGGAAAGAGGCCAGTAAATCAACGCAGATAGCCCAGGGCACCGTTAACTCAATGCTTTCGACTGTTGGTTCGTTGGCAGGTAAATTGGGTATTAGCGATCAGGCTGCTTATGAGTTATCTAAACAACTATCAGATCTTAGTAATAATCCATCGCCAGAAGCCCTTGCAAAAATTGCTGTAAAGCTTCAGGGCATGACTTCTTCTTCTAAAGAAGGGCAAGAGGCCATTGCTGAGTTATCCAAAAAATTTACTCAGTTGGCACTCGAAGCTGCAAATGCTAAGAACAACGTAGATAGTTTGAATCAATCAACAGATAATCTTACTGCCGGACAGAAGAACCTCATCCAGCAATCCAAGCGTAATTTGGCGCTTTCTAAACTTCAGGGTGAGGCGCGGGCGCGCCTACAAGCGCTATATTCCGCAGAGGATTCTGGTTTTTCAAAAGATGATCCGCGCACCAAGCAGATGCAGGATGATGCCGCTGCAACTTACAAGAACACGCAGGCACAAAAAGAACTGAAATCAGAGCAAAAAAAGGGAGCGACTCAAGCGGAGTCTATCTCCCAAAAACTCGCCAACCTCAAGCAGCAATCAGAACTGGCCGCCGGCTCAACGCAGGAGCTTAGCCGCGAGCAGGCGATCCTGAATTCCCAGCAGTCTCTCGGAAAAGGAGCCACGCAGGAGCAGATCGCGCTGGCCGGGAAATATGCCGCGGCAAAATGGGATACGGCCAACGCCATCAAGGCCCAAGCGGCCGCAGAGAAGCTGTTGCCGGAAGCGCGCGAGAATGCGAGCTACAAACAGGACGTTGAGGCGCTTAACACTGCGCTGCAGGCCAAAAAGATTACCCAGCAGCAGTACAACCAGACCAGCGAACAACTGGAGCAGCAACACCAAGCCAATCTCGCCAAAATCCGGGCACAGCAGGTAGTAACTCCGCAGCAATCGGCAGCTGGTGAGGTCGATCCGGTTCAACGCTTGCAGAATCAGCACGCTCAGGAACTGGCTCTCATTCAGCAGTTTGAGCAGCAGGGCGTAATTGCTCATCAGAATGCCCTGGCGCTGCGCGCAGCGGCAGATAATCAGTATGAGCAGCAGCGCATTGCTGCGCAGTGGGCCATATTCACGCAGCAGAGTACTGGCTATCAGGCTCTTGGGGCGGCGGTTGACGCGTTCGGGCAGGGCGCAAGTTCAGCGCTTTCCGGCGTAATCACCGGAACGCAGTCAGCATCAGACGCTGCGCGTGGGCTGGCAAACACCATTCTGAGTAGCGTGATTCAGTCTTTCGTCGACATGGGTATTCAGCAGGCCAAATCGGCAATCATGGGCGCCACCGTTCAAAATGCTGCGATTGCAACAACCACTACTGCTCAGGTTGCTGCGCTTGGCACTACAACGGCAGCCAGCACGGCGTCGGCTGCAGCAACCACGGCGGCATGGACTCCTGCTGCGCTGGTCGCATCCATCGGATCGTTTGGTGGGGCGGTGGCCGTAGGCCTTGGTGCGCTTGTGGCCGCTATGGCCGTGGGGTCAACCCTGGCCGGGAAACGAAAAAACGGCGGCCCCGTATCTGCCGGCAGCATGTACCAGGTCGGCGAGGGAAACAAGCCAGAGCTCATGCAGACTTCGAAAGGCATGTTTATGGTGTCTGGTGATAATGGCCGAATGTTCAGCAACAAGGAGATCACCGGTGGCACGCCATCAATCAAAAAAGCGTCTACCGGCAAGGAGTATCTGAATAACTCCGGCAGCAATTCATCACAGCAATCAGGTAGCAGCGATCGCCCGCTGCAGGTCAATATCCAGTTTTTCGACCAGACGTCCGGCGGGAGTCACACGCTGCAAACTGAAACTTCAATGGATAACGGTATCGCCGAGGTAAAGGCCTACCTGCTTGATGACCAGGCTAACAATGGAGAGATAACGAGAGGATATGCTGCTGCGCTTGGCCAGCGCGTTGTCGCCAGAGGTGCTTACTAACCATGACCCGCTTTCGGCGGGTTTTTTATTGCCCGGAGGAAACGTGGCTATCAGTTATCCCGACTGGCTGCCGCTACCGCAGCGCGCCGACCAGAACATGACGCAGGACACCGGCTGGCAGACGACGCAGCCTGCTGTCGGCCCGGCGATATTCACGCCGTTCACAACTGACCTAAAGGCCACCTGGAGCCTCCAGTGGATTTTCACGCTCGACCAGGCGGAGAGATTTAAATCATGGCTCCGGTCGCCGTCTTACTGTAACCGGGGCAATGCCTGGTTCGAAATGACGATCGACCTCGGCGACACGCAGGGGCCGCAGACGCAGCTGCTGCATTTCGTCAGCATGCCGGTACAGACCAGCAAAAACGGAAATATCGTCACCTGGAGCGCCAGCGTCATCAGCAACGGCGTTCAGGACATCACAGAGGATTACGACGACTGGATTGTGCAGGCGCCGCCACGCTACGGATACTGGCTTGACCTGCTCGTTACCGAAATACTGCCGAGGCCATAAATGCCGACACTCAGAGAATGGAAGGAGCGCAGGCCGGCCAGCGACCTGAAACAGACCGTTGAGTTTTCTCATTCGGCGTTTGGCGTCTACCGAGTAGTGAACAAGCTGTTCCGGGACTCAGAATTCGGCGGCAACACATTCCAGCCAGCGGCGTTTTCAGTAACGGAGCCGGCGCAAAGCGGATCGGCAGCTATCTCCATGACGATCACGTTTTTGCAGGGAGCCGAAGAGGTACGCAATACGCTGAAAAGCTGGCGCGGTGCGGCGCGCATGGAGCCGATAGTTTGCAGGTATCAAATATGGAATGCCGTCGGCGATGCAGAGCCAATGAAAACCTGGTCGCTTTACGTTACTGACGTTGCCGCAGACGGCAGCAATGTGACTGTTAACGCTGGGAAAACGAACCCGATGACGCTCGCTAACCACATCATCTACACCACCAAATACTATCCTGGGCTGATTACTGTATGACGCAAAACGAATTTATCGGTCGGGTCAACGGCAAGCCCTGGGCTAACCGCGCCTGCTGCTTTGAGCAGATGGACTGCTGGGGTCTGGTCGCGCTCTATTACCGGCACGTGCTCGGTCTGGAGTTGCATCACATGCCGGGTTACGAGGCCAACGCTGACTTTGTGACCTGCTACGAACAGGAGGTATCAGCGTGGCGGTCGGTGCCGGCGCCGGAGATTGGTTGCATCGCCGTTTTCTACTACGCCGACAGGCCGGCGCACATCGGTATCATGATTGAGCCTACAAAATGCCTGCATGCCCGCCGCGACAGCGGGTTCGTGCGTATCGACAACATCCTGCCGCTGGAGCGGTCTTACAGCAGAGTGGAGTACATGATCCATGGTTCAATATGAGCTGCAGCGTCTGCCCGGGGCGCCGAAACAGCGCGGTGATGTCAGGCCTGGAACGCGACTTGTAGAGCTGCTGGATTCACTGAAACTGCACAACAACGTTGTCGTGAAGCTCAACGGCCGCGATCTGGATGATGAGTTTGATATCGGCTACCGGCTGCAGCCAGGCGACGTGGTTTCGGTGTTCGACCAGCCGGAGGGTGGTGGGCTTATCAAGACCATCCTCAACCCTCTGGAGCATTTCAACCCCATCAAGTTCACTCAGAAAATCCTGAATGGGCTGATGGGTAAGCAGGGTGTTCCGTCTGTATCGACCGGCGAGTCTCCGAACAACGACATGACTGGTCAGTCAAACCGGGCGCGGCTTTACCGCGGGCGGCCGAATATTTACGGGCGGTGCCGGGTGTTTCCAGACCTGATCCAGGAGTCGATGTTCGAATTCATCGACAACAAAAAAGTGGTGACCGAGTGGATGGAGATTGGCTACGGCCACTACGATATATCATCGGTCAGATTCTCCGAATCATCGCTGGTTGCAATGGCCGGCGGCAGCTACCAGATTTACACGCCCGGTGAAGCGATCGGCGAAATCGTACAGGGTTACGCTTTCGACGACGTGGACGGACAGGAGCTACCTGGCACTAACGAACAGACCACGGAAATCCTCAATCAAGCGACCACAAACGAGCTGCTGTCCGGCTCGTTCGCCGGCGGACAGTTCTACGCGAAAATCAAGAAGCAGGGCGATTTTGACGTCTTCCACGACACGCCAAAGCCATTCTCTGTCACCGCGACTGTCAACGTAACATACAACACCGCCAGCGGTTCGGTTACGCGTGATGTGAACGTGGCTGCCAGCCTGTTTCAGTCCGAGGAATCGGATGACGGCGCGCTGATTGACCCGCAGGAGTTTTACGAATTTTGGTTCGATAAACTTTCCGGCAGCGACATTGCTCAATTGCCGGCTGACACCGTGGTAAACAGCACTCTGCTAACGCTGACTCAGTACGCAACCATTACCATCGGACCGTTTTTTGCTGCACTGCCCAGCGATCAGCTCTGGCTGCATCTTTATGCGAACCAGACTGACGATGAAGATGGACCGGCCCGTCTGACATGGTGGCAGGTTGACGACGACAACGACGTCATTCCTGGTACCGAGGAATCGATGGAGGTCAACGTCAGGAACGACGGCGACAACCCTGACTACATCTATCGAACCTACAAAGTGACGCCGGCGGCCGGGTACGGTCGCTATGCGTTCACTGCTGAGCGTATAAATAACTCAGCCACCGACTCGGTGCTGTATCTCTCTGGCGCGCATGCGGTTACTGTTCGCCAGAACGTAGTCTACCCGGACGACACTATGGTCAAGGTGACTCGCAGGGAGACGGAGACGCAGACTACAGCGAGTGAGCCGAAATACAACTGCATTGCACAGCGGCGCGTGATTTCATGGACAGCTACAGGCGGCATAGACTACACGCTACGGGCCAGCAGGTCATTTGCTGATGCTGTTCTGCATGAGTGGGTTGTTGTCAGCCGGCAGAACCCTAATGAGATCGATATCGCAGCGCTGTACGGCATCGCCGGCAGCCTGTCTGATGAGAGTTTGGGGTATTTTGACTGGACATTTTCAGATGAAAAGCTGGCGTTGGGAGACCGAATTCAGTCAATTTGCAACGTAGCGCGCGTGCAGATCAACTACGTCGGCGACGTAGTTACGTTCTGGCGCGATGAGAGAGTGGCATATCCGCAGGCTGTATTCGCCCGATCCAACATGTTTTGGGATGAGTATAAATACGGCTGGCAGATGTCACTGCCCGGCGGGTACGACGGAGTGACACTCGATTACGTTGACCCGTCGATAAACAAAAAGGCGTACATCTACCTTTCGATAACCTCAAGCGGCATAGAGGAGGTGGAGGATGCCACGGTTAACGCGAAACAGATTAGCCTGGAGGGATGCAGCAATCTGGCGCAGGCCACCGACCGGGCATGGCTTGAGGCCCGTAAAATCCTGCTCTCCCGCGTGACGATGACGGCTAAAGTTCTGGAATCCGCCCAGGTAGAGCGCGGCACAGTGATTCAGTGCCCGGACATGTACGACAACGTGCAGCAGACCGGATACCTGAAGGGGCGAGATGGCGATATTTTCCGCACATCAGAGGTCATCGACTGGTCTCTCGGGGATATGTGGGTCGTCATGACCGACAGCGCTGGAGACTATCGCGGGCGCTGGCGGGCATACCCGGTTGATGGCTCTCCGCGCGCATTCACGGCGTCGGCCGATGCTTTCGATATCAACGTCTATGACGGCGTCACTGTACAGTCTCCTAGCCGGTATTTCATCGCAACCGACACGGAGCTTAACTCGACGCTCTGGCGCGTTGAGAGTGCAAAACCTAACGGCGACGAAACGCAAACCCTCTCACTGTCTGAATACTCAGACGAAATTTACCCGTAATTAAACATTTTCAACGTGCCGATCAGGTTTCTCCTGAGGATTTTGCACGTCAATAGGGCGACAACATGGCAGATAAATACCTAGGCATTCCTTTACCAACTCCGACTAAAAACGCGGTTCCGAGTACTGATATTCGCGATCACCTGTTTGCCGGTGCCAAGCTCGACGAGGAGGCAACCAGCGGGCAGGATGTTTACATTGATCGTCTTGGTCGAGCCCACCTGACAAATGAGGGCCGCAATAATAAATTTGCAGCAGAATTGCAGGCAATGGTTGATCGTTTTAACGCATTCATCGCCAGATCTGGTTATAAGGTCATTGGCGACTACGAAGATGGCCCGCTGACGATCACCGAATACAACCAGCTTGTCCGCTACCAGAACGAGTTGTGGAAAATTACCGCCGACACGGATATTCCATTCACGACCGCGGGGAATACGGAGGAATCATGGGAGGCGTCAGATAAGGCGCATTTCGTATCTGTAGGAGACGGCGCTCTTCGCCAAAACCTAAGCTCAGGTGAGGATGGTCTTGGCGATGCTATGGTGAGGCATAATAAAAACTTTTCAGTTCGGGATATGCTGAATCGCATTCGCACACTGGCCGACAATGACGTTCCTCTCCCGTATCTGGGTTATGACCCGGAAAATGATGCTGTTCTTTATAATGCAATGGGAAACGCCCCTGACCGGCATTTATTATTAAATGGTGGACTGCATATCGCCGGTGACTGTACTAATGGCATCAGGCGCAATGCTGGATTGTTTTCAGTTCGTGGTGGGCAGGAGGATTCTGGCCAGGGTTTTAATGTCCCGCTGATGGGTGTTGCGACAGCGCAGGAACTGAGGGCTTACGATATTTATGAGTCGGTGCCGTTTTATCTGGACAACACCAGTCCGGAACGGCAGAGCTACCACAATGTAGCGAGCGCGAACTACACCGCGACAACGGCGCAGATTGACCCCATTATCTATGCCACAACTCTCGCGAAATTAGAGGTTGGCGACTACATCAGAACGATGCATTCATCGTATTGTATCGGCCTGGTTAAGGCTGTTGATGCGATCAACGGGATTATCACGGTCGATATGTGGGCTGACTCTAAAACATCAACGACAACACCAGCAAGCGGAGTAGGTCTTTATACGCAATACATCACCAAAATATACGCAGGGAATATTAACCTTTTTATTACTGAAAACTCTGATATCACGAATGCCACCGGTATCGAGATGGGGGTGTCTTCGAAAAAGGCCGTAACGGGAAGCATCGTTGGTTACGATACAGTGACTCTACCGAACTCCACGCAGAACATCACCGCGGCATATTTCGCAAGAAGCTCTAACCTGAACGGCTTCGGATTTACCTATGGTTTTCGCGCTCAGGATTCGCAGATTAACTTTCACTCTGCCAGCACAGAGCTGTACGGGCGTACACCTCGTATCGGCTTCAGCGAAAACTCTGATGCAATCGTTGGTTCTCGTTTTGGTACCAAAAACATCTATTCCATGCTCTGGAGCTCCAGTGACGATTTAACTGATGTCTCTCTGGCTAACTCCACAATGGCTATTGGGCCTAATGGTCAGAATTATCGACGATTCAATCGCACATTAATTATTTCCGCTGATGTGTCCCTTAGCGGATGGCATCCAGATATATGGGTCACCGCTGCAGGTGTAACTATCACAATGCCTCCGGCAGCATCTCATCGTGTCGGGCACGGTTATGAGATGGTATTAGTCAGTCCTGGGACATATAAAATAACCGGTGATGTAAACGTTAACGGGAATACGCCGTATACATTCACTACCACCGTCGCCAGAAAAACGATCAAGGTCAAATTCGATGGCTCGACGTGGCAGGTATTTGACCATCTTTAATAGGAATTAATATGTCAAATTTCATTTATGACATCGAAGACAATTTACTGAAGGGGATTTACACAAATGGCCACGGACTGGACTTCCAGTCACAGGTAAAGCTGTCAGATTACGATTCAGAGTTAATGGCGGCAGCAGCTGCACAGGTACTGGGCGAGCAATACAGCAAAAAATATGAGGAAACAATGAATGATGAACAAGACTGAAAATCAACCGAATGATAACCAACTACAACTGGAACTCTGTGTCGCCAGAATGGAAGCCTGTGTCGTGCGTAATGAGCTTTTTGAAGCAACATCTCAGCTTCTGAAATACCAGTCTCAGGAAAATAAACAGCTTTATGAAAACCTGCGACAGATCCACGCAGAGCTGGCTCCTAAGGCGGGAGGTGCTCCGGGGGGGCGGAGGCACCGCAGGGCGAAGTCGGGCAGCCTGACCCGCTGCGGAAATTTACTCGTGAGCAGGCCGTAATCATCGCGGGTTATACTGGCGCTGCGGCGTGCAAGCCTCACGAGTTGAGGAATGATGTGAGCGCGCGCAAAGGAGTAAAAATCACCAATGCAGCCATGAAAAAGCTGACTCGCTCACATCTGGAAGACATGTATAAAGCCGACCTCACTTTGCTGTGTCCGGTAAGATTTCCGAGGTCAGAAATCAAACTTACCCCAGAGCAGGCCATCAATCCAGTCAGCCCACCACTGCATCATCTCGCGGCGGGTTTCCATGTATTGGGCGTGGTTGTAGATTCCACGGATGGAGCCGCTATCAACGTGCGCTAACTGCCTCTCAATGGCGTCTTTAGGCCACCCGTTTTCGTTCATCACCGTGCTGAACTGATGCCGAAATCCGTGGCCTGATGCCATCCCCTCATAGCCGATTTGTCGAATAACCAGCAGCACAGCGTTTTCGCTGATCGGCTTCTTTTTGTCATTCCTTCCCGCAAAAACAAATTCCGATATCGGCTGAGTCATGGGCTGTATTTTTTTCAGCAACTCAATCACCTGAGCAGACATCGGAACAACGTGCTTTCGCCGTCCTTTCATCACGCTTTCATCTATATGAATCAGCCTGTTTTCAAAGTCGATGTTCTTCCATTGCATAGAGCGCATTTCAACCGTTCTGAGCGCGGTGTACTGCAAAACCTGCGTGGCGATATGCGAAATGATACTACCGGTGAATCCTGCCAGTGCCTTATTGAATGCGGGAATTTCCTCAGTAGTCAGGAACGGATAGTGCTGCTTTTTATATCCTTTCATAGCCCCTGCTAAATCGGGGGCAGGATTGTATTTTGCTCGACCGGTGATTATTGCGTACCTGAAAACCTCGCCACAGCGTTGACGTGCCTTGTTGGCCCTCTCCATAGCTCCGCGACTCTCAAATCTGCGGATAACAGACAGCACCATCATCGGATCAATCTCCGATATCTCCACGCCGCCTATCATTGGGAGAATGTCATCCTCGAACATCCTGGCCAACTCAACAGCATATCCCTCAGACCATACCTGGCGCTTATGCGAGTACCACTCGCGATAGATAGAGGAGAACGAGCTTCCCTGCTTTTCTTTCTTCTTCGAGTAGTTGGGGTCTATCCCGTCCGAAATTTCTTTGCGTGCGGCATACGCCTTATCCCTGGCCTCCTGCAGAGACATCAGCGGATATTTACCCACGGTCAAAACTTTCTCTTTACCCGCGTGCTTATACCGAAGTTGCCACACCTTCCTTCCGGATGCTGGGACGTACAGATACAGGCCGTTGGCATCCAGCATTCGGTATGGCTTCTCTTTCGGCTTTGCTGCCTCTATCTGTTTCACGGTAAGCAT